ATCTACGAACAAGAAGTAGAGCGTTATGGAAACAGAACGTTGTCTGGATTTTTAAAAATGGTTGGCGCTGAAATGCCAATGACATCTGATCAAGTAATTTGGTCGGAACAAAATAGATTACACATATCTTATAACGCATGTACTTTAGGTGCTGTTGCTGGAACAACTCAGATTATTAATATTTCTCCGGGTGTTGCAAATGTATCAAATGTAATATCAGTTAATGATACTGTTGTTATTTTAGATCCAACATCTGGATTAGAAGCTAAAGCTATTGTTACTGCATCTAGTGCATTAACTCAAGGTGGAGCTGTTGGCGGTACTATTACTGTTCAAGCTTTCGGAGCTTTAGGTACTACTTTAACTGCTCAAGGTTTTGCTGCTGCAGGATTAAAAGTATTTGTATACGGTTCTGATTACGCAAAAGGATCTAACATTGCTATTGGTGGAGCACTACAAAGAACATCTGTTGATCCAGTACTTACTCAATTCTCTAACTCTCCTATCATTATTAGAAACCAATACACTGTAAGTGGT